CAAACGTTGGTTCCATCATGGCATTCTAGATGCCGCAAACGCAACACACAAAGACGATCCTAACTATCCTGGTTATCAGTTAGAGATCCTATTTGAAAAGAAATGGGGCAAAGCACCTAGTGGCGATTACTACAACGCATACAAACTTGTTAAGAGTTTCCGTGATGGTTTACAGAAAGCAATCTGGGCAAACAAAGGTAATCCAAATGCTGAAAAAGTTCGTGTAGCATTACAAAAGATGGTACAAGATCCTAAAGCAGTAGCCGCTATTCAAAAGAAAGTTGGCAAGTATGACTGGTTAATTGGTAATGATGGTGATCAACAGCGTGATACACTAATGACTTTTGTTACAGCACAAGCATTACAAGACTTGGTGAAGTTCAACAAAGAAGCACTAAATCTTAATGCTGAATACAAAGAAAACCTAGTAAAATAAAATAAACTAAAAATAAAAACTACACCAGAGCCCCCTTTTTGGGGGCTCTTTCTGTATTATGTACAGTTTTTTTACTAAATACTAGTGTATAGTCCAGGGGGGAATATATGACTAGATACACAACAATCATTGCCGTTCTGGCAATATTCACGCAAGCCAACGCAAGTGAACTGGGTTGGGGTTTTAAGTCTCCAGCATTTCACTATGGTAATGGTTACAGTAACCATGTATTAAGCGTTGAGCAACTTCAGCACAATCGTAAACAAGACATTGCAGATAAAGCAAAGGCTGAAGCAGATCGTCTTGAGCGTGAACTAGAAAATTCCACCCTTAACAAGTTCTTAAAGAACGTAGAATCACGAATTTATGCGACACTCAGTAAGCAGATGGTTGACAGTATGTTTGCCGAGTGTTCAACTTCTTGTGCCTCCAGTGGCACGGCGGAAATAGAAGGCAGCACCATTTATTGGGAAAAGGACACTGTAACTGGAAATATAACACTTCAGGTAACTGAAGACGATGGTAGTGTTACGACAATCACTATTCCAGGATCAGGGGAGTTTAATTTCTAGTATGAAACTTTTTAGCATGGTTCTTGCTTCCATGTTAGTGTTAAGTGGCTGTGTTACTACAACTGGTAATAAATCTATTGGCATATTAAAAGAAAAAGCCGGAGCACAACCAATTATACAACCAGCACCCTTAGCACAACGAATGATGGAAACACCAGAACTGGATGGAAAAAAGATTACTATCGCTGTCTATGATTTCAAAGATTTAACAGGTCAGAGAAAGCCAGCAGACAACATCGCAAACTTGAGTAGCGCCGTTACTCAAGGCGGTTACGTTTGGGTAATAAAAGCATTACAGGATATTGGCAATGGGACCTGGTTCGAAGTTGTTGAAAGAGTGGGTATGGACAACCTAATCAAAGAAAGACAACTTATCCGCAATACAAGAGAAGTATATGAAAAAGAATTGCCCAAGGGTCCGCGACCGTTAAAACCACTTAAATTTGCTGGTTTAATATTAGAAGGCGGAATAGTTGGGTATGACAGCAATGTTGCTGTGGGGGGAGCAGGTGCCAGATACTTAGGTATTGGCACTCAAACCGAATATAGAGTAGATACGGTGACAGTAGTCATGCGTATAGTAAGTGTTAGCACTGGAAATGTTATAATGAGCATCGCGACAGAAAAGAGTATAGCAAGTTCAAGAGCTGGAGCAGACATATTCAAGTTTTTTGATATGGCTACAAAACTCGTAGAAGCAGAAACTGGTTATAGTGTAAACGAACCAGTCAACTATGCTGTCCGTGCTGCTATTGAGGCGGGCGTTGTTGAAATAATTATGGAAGGTGAGAAAAAAGGACTTTGGAAATTCAAAAGTGATAAACGCATAATAAAAGATTCAGAAAGAAACGTGGAGGTAAAGCCTACTAATTCTGATTCTAAAGTGAATGATGCTGTTGAGCTAACCAAAGAAGATGGTGAAAAAGAATGAAACACATTATCAAAGTAGTGAGTTTACTAGTCCTTTTTACGACACCAATTTTGGCCAATGATATTTACATTGATCAGATTGGTGATAGTCTAGACTTGGATATCGTCCAAGATGGACAAAACAACGTAATAGGAACAAGTAGTACAGACGTAAGTCTGACAGGTGATGATATGACATTCAGTATTACACAAACAGGTAATAGTAACGAAATTGCCGCTGTTATTAATGGTAACAGTTACACAGGTACTTGGGCATTCACAGGCGACTACAACGTAGTTGATTTGACTTGTGATACTGGCGGTACAAACTGTGAGAACATTACACTTAATATTACAACTACTGGTGATAGCAACGATTATACATTTGCTATTGGTGGTACAAGTGACAGTGATGGTAGTAGTATTGCGTTTACTGTTACAGGTGACAACAACATTATTAACACTACTGTTGATGGACAAAGTGCTAGTATCAGCGTAACAATGGATAACAGTGCAAGTCTAGCAACTACAAGTGCTAATAGTGATGAGGGTAATGCTGTAACTATTACACAAAGCGGTGATGGAGATGTAAACGGACACAGTGTTACATTAGACATTACTGGTGGCGGTAGTACATATGACATCACACAAGGTGGTATTTACGATAATACCATTGACGCAACGTTTAATGGCGATAGCCAAGACGTAGATATAACACAGAGTGATTAATGATGCTTAGATGGTTTGTACTATACTTAACCTTATCTATCTCCAGCATAGGACATGCAAGTGTTGGGGAAATTGGCACTGTAAAAGGAAGTGGTGTGCTTGAGAGGGGTAAGGATGTAATTGAAGGAACCACAGGCGTCGGTGTCCAGAGTTTGGATACGGCTGTTACGGCGCAGGGTCGTATGCGAATTGATTTCGTCGACGAAACAAGGGTTGATATAACTGAACATAGTAGGTTATTGATAGATGAATTCGTTTATGATCCAGCAAACAACGTAGGTAAACTTAGTATCAAAGCAAGTTTAGGAACAGTAAGATATGCCAGTGGCCAAATCGCTAAAAAATATCAACAGAATGTTAAGATCCGTACACCTAGCGCCACTATTGGCGTGCGTGGTACTGATTTTATCATGCTAGTGGATGAAATGGGTGGCAGTATGATTACACTATTACCTAGTTGCGATTTAGATGGAAATTGTTATACAGGAGAAATAACTGTTGAAACTGATGCTGGTATGGTTATATTAAACCAAGCATTTCAAGCAACACAGACGACACACAGTATGCGAAAACCATCACCGGTAATAAAATTAGATATTGATGAAAGATTGATTAACCAATTGCTTATACTAAGAAAAAAATCACCGTATGAGGAAGAGGATGATCACTTAAAATTAAAGAAAAGACAAATGGCTGACTTTTTGGGTGTTGACTTTCTAGAATTTGGTGAACTAGAAGGCGATGCTCTAAAAGATAGCATTGAAGGTATATGGGCTACAGCATTGGATGAATCAGATTATTTGTTAGGTGAACTACTACATGATATGATTGATCAACTTAACATGGCTTTAGCAGCATTGTTTATGGATGAGTTATCAAGACAGAACAAAGAATTATTAGCAGAGGACAAAACAGTATATGGGTTTGACGCCACCACTGGTATTAGATTAGAAAAACAAGGAAACAGTTGGGTGTTTAGCAGAGAGGACAACGGAGGAAACAATTTTGTTCGGTTCAAAGGTAACCAGAATAATAGTTATACTATAGACTTACAACAGGGGGATTTTCAGATATATGATTACAGGTTGGGTACGAGCAGCGGTAATGATGTTGATATTGTTCAAATCAACTAATGTATTGGCTAATGATATCTATATTAGTCAAGCAGGTGATGGCTTATCTTTGGAAATTCAACAGCGCAGTAAAGACAACTATGTTAGTTTTACTGAATCCGGTGATGATAATACTGTTGTTATACGACAAGGTATACATGACGACGGAAGTTATGATTTTGACGAAACTGGTGGACACGAAGCATATTGGACTATTACAGGCAACAACAATGATTTAGGCAGTTATCAAACAGATGAAAATAGAG